AACCTCAAAGGTTCTTTGCGGGTTAACAACCACTCAAGCATTATCTTGAACCTTAAATCTGGACCAATTGATTTTGGTGGTGATTATGTTCAGGTCAATCCTTATTGGCTTAGTGACCATTATGATGGCGTAGCCTTGAAAGCTTTAAAAGAAATCAAACAGGCATTGCTTTCGGCTGATTATTATGACCACTCCGATGCACAAACAGATTATTTCAATACCGCATATTACTACCACATTCATGTTGGTAAATGGGACAAACCATACGCATGTCAATAATTTACACATACCAAAAATCTAAAAAATTCAGCAAGACCAAAAAGGAAATTGCTGAATATGAAGCGTGGCTTGACTCTGTTAAAAGTCAAACCACAAATTTTTCTCGTGGAATGGTAAAGACTAAAGTGATTAAAACCTCTAGCATTCCACCTTTGGTTGTGCCATCTGGTCGTGACACCAAACAATATAAAAGTTTGGTTACACCTGGCGGCAACACCACAAAACCAGTTTATGGTAAGGTCTATACAGGCACTGCTATGAAAGGCATCGGCACTTTGCACAAATCAAACGCTGTGCCGATTTTTACTGATGAAGAAGCAAAAGACCAAGCAAATATGCGTAGGTAATTTAAAGGAAAAATTATTATGAAAAAACTATTGTTAGTTGTTCCTGTACTTTTGTTGGCGGCTTGTTCGTCACCAAAAGTGGCAGGATTTAAGGATGTAGAATACATCCAACGGCAGGAAGTTATCTTCTCGGCCAAAGAATGTGTTAATGCTCGTATGAAACCAAATATTCAATACGTGCGTCAGCAAACCGACCACGGTGTTGTAATGTTGCCTGTGTTGGTAACTTGCGAACCTGCTTACAATTCAAAATAAGGAAGTGAAATGATTGCAGAAGTTCCAAATATTTTAGGATTTCCACAAAAGACCCTGGAAATGGTGGTGCTTTACGGGATTGGTATTTCTGTGATTGGCACCGTTCTCGTTTTGTTTTGGCGTTACATTCTTTTTGGCGCTGTAGGTTTATTTTGTTTTGTTGTGATGGCAAATTCAGGTAGTACCACACAACCAACAAAAGCACCAGAAGCAGTTGTCAAACAAGAACCTATAAGTGAAGATGAATCCATGTTTTTAGAGGATTGTCAGACTACCACGGATTATACAAAAGAGCAATGTCAGGAAATCTGGAAATCTCAACCTGTTAATGCCCGTAAAATGTACAAGGCCAAAAAAGAAGATTATCTGAAAAATGCAAAATTTTCACGCCTTTAAGGCTGTTGTAAAAAAGCAACACTATGGCCATTAGTCTCGGAGGGGGCTTGACAATTGCCGTCCTTCTGTTATAATGGATCCATAAGTTGAGAAAGCGAGTTAATTATGAAGTTGTTGTCCACAGGTAATCCAAAAGTATTAAAAGGTCAAGCGCAAGGATATAATACTTATATCTTACACTTGGCTCCTGCTAATTTGTCAGGTTATGAAACCTGCGCTAAACGCACCTTTGGTTGCACCGCTGCTTGTTTGAACCTCGCTGGTCGTGGCGGTATGTTCAAAAAAGGCGAAACCACAAACGTCATTCAACAAGCTCGAATTCGTAAAACCAAAATGTTTTTCGAAGACCGTATTACATTTATGAATTTGTTGGTTAAAGATGTTGAATTGGGTATTAAACAAAGCAAACGCCTTGGCTTAATTCCTGTTTTTCGTTTGAACGGCACTTCCGACCTTGCTTTTGAAAAGTATGAGGTCAACCGCAACGGCCAAACCTATTCTAATATTTTCTACGCTTTTCCTGAAGTGACATTTTATGATTACACCAAAATCCTTGGTCGTAAAGTCAAAATGGTTCCTAATTATTCGTTGACATTCTCGGCCGCTGATGGTAATGATGCTGACGTTTATGCAGCTATTCAGCAAGGCTATAATGTTGCTACAGTATTCGGTATTAAGAAAACCTTGCCGATGCCAGAAACCTACAACGGCATTCCTGTGTTTAACGGTGATGAATCTGATTTGCGTTTCTTGGATCCAAAAGGTGTTATCGTTGGCTTGTATGCTAAAGGCAAGGCTAAAAAAGATACCACTGGTTTTGTGAAGTATCCAACTTTTATGATGAAGGCTGCTTAATATGAAAAGAACATTTAAAAATTCTGTTCTTAATCGTGTTGGTCGTAGCACCGCTGTTTTTCTAAAAGCGCCAATCGGCACCAATTTTGTTGTTCCTTACGGAACAGATTTACCAAAACGCACTTGCAAAAAATATGGAGTGACTTTAAAAGTTGTTTCACGTAAAGATTTGCAAATTCAAATAGTGACTATATTATGATGTTTGACAGTTTTAAAACAAGAGGCTTAACCTCAATTTACTATAGAATACCAATTGAATTTTTGGATTCTTTTCGAAGTGAAATGGCAAAGCAAGGAAAGTATTTTAAGATTAGATACCGTGGTCCTCGAGCTAATACGCCATCAGCACGTTATCGCTCGCCGATGACCAGACAATCAACCTGCATCAAACAAGATGCTACACATTTTTCAGCTTATAGTTATTAAAGGAAATTAAAATGGGAACACGTAGTTTAACTTTTGTGTATGAAGGCGAGATGCCTATTATAAACATGTACCGCCAGTTCGATGGATATCCTACTGGCCATGGCCGTGAATTGGCTGAATTTCTAACCTCTGGTAAATTGGTAAATGGATATTCTGAGAAACAATCCGTACAATTCAATGGCATGGGTTGCTTGGCAGCTCAAATGATTGCTAATTTTAAGAATAGTGTTGGAGGTTTCTACATTCATTCTATTGATTCTACCGATTGTTGGCAAGAATATGAATACCACGTTTATGAAGATAAAGTGGTTTTAAAGAATCCCACCGAAGTGATTTTTAGCGGCACTTGGGATGAATTCCACTCTTTCTGTTATGAAGATGAAATTGTGGATTAATAAGGCAAACATGCGAAAGGCTCTTGACAATAGTGCCTTAGTGTGTTATACTGTACCCTCACAAACTAAAAAAGGAAATATATTATGGCTCGTGGAAAATCTAGTAAACTAAAACCGTTCGAAAAACTGTTGACTATCATGGTCTCTGGCAAACCAGTTACAGTAGAAGAAATTGATGCTACTCTTGGCAAAGAAATCTATATGTACCGTTTGTCCACTTACATGTGGCACATTAAAGTACACGCTAATGGTGTTGTACGTCCAGTTAAAGATGGTCGTAAAGTGACCGCTTATCAAATTGTAAACGTTGATGAGATTAAGAAATATTTGGCTCGCACAGGCGCTACAAAATCTGGTTTTGTGCCAGGTGCTGTTGAGAAGAAACCTTCTGTTTCAAAATTGGCTGACCTCAATGCTAAGCCTGCAAAGAAAGTCAAAGTGAAACCTGCTAAGGTTGAAATGGCTGTTCCTTCTAATGTTGCTACGGAAATTAAAAACGAAGGAATCGTTGTTACTGAAATTGTGGAGTAAAAATGATTAATACAAAGTTTGCGCCACAGTTTCAAACTGACCGAAGGTTCCAACTATCACATCGCACATGGAACCGAAGGTTCTTTGATGCGACTAATAGAGAAGATGTGGCGGAATATAAATTCTTCTTGGAAAATAGCCGATGGACCAATAATTGTCCATTCGAGTTGGAATGGCCTTTTTTAAATATTAATGATATGGTTCGAACCAAACTTATCGAAGCTCATATTAACCTAATTCTTAAAAATGCAAAATAACCAAAGAGAAATTCTGTTGATTGCTCAGGAAGAATGTGCTGAAGTAACACAAGCAATTTCAAAAGTCTTCCGATTCGGTATCGATGGTGTTCATAATGGCAGAAGCAATCGTGAGCACCTTGAAGAAGAATTGGGAGACCTTCAATGTATGATTGACCTAATGATTGACGAAGGCTTAATTAGCCAAGAAAAGATGTGGGCGGCTCATGGCCGCAAGCTTGAGAAATTGAAAACGTGGTCTAACATCTTTAATAAAGAGGAAATCGAATGAAGTATTTTAATAATTTGACCGCTGTTGAAAGTGAAATTATCCGCCTTGGTTATTTGCGGTCTCTTTTGACCGTACTTACTAATGCTTATGAAACAAGTAACCAAGAAGACGTTGAAAATTGTATTTGGCAAGCAAAAGAATTGGCAGACAGTATCAATGAAAATCTAGCAGAAGAATTCCAAAATCTGTGGGATACTGTTCGTGATGATGTGGTTGATGATGATTTAACCGATTGGTCTTTTGAAGAACCACAAGAACCTGTGTATGATACCAAACCACTAAGTGATGTTATTGATTCTTGGATTAGAAATAAGTGAATATCTTTTATCTAGATAATGACCCTAAAACGTGTGCAGAAATGCACCTAGACAAACATGTGGTCAAAATGATTATTGAGTATGCTCAACTCATGTCAACAGCTCACCGCTTTCTTGATGGTGAAGAATATATCGACCTGACTGCTAATGGTCGGCGTATCAAACGTTGGCGAATGAATGATGACCTTGAAAATCAATTGATGAAGGCATCACACATTAATCATCCTTCAGGAGTCTGGTGTCGTACTACAGATACCAATTACAAATGGTTATATAATATGTGGACATATCTACTTGATGAATACACCTATCGTTATGGTAAAATGCACGCTTGCGCTCGCCTGCGAGGCACCCTTAAAGCCTTGCCAAACAATATCCGTCAAGGCGGGTTCACACCTCCAACTCCGGCTATGCCAGATGATGTGAAAATTCCTAATGATGTATTGAAGTCTTACCAAAATTACTATATACAGAATAAGGCTCATTTTGCTAAGTGGTCTAAACGACCAGTGCCTTCTTGGTTTGAACAAGGAATAAAATCACATAATGCCAACTTATAGTTTTTTAAATAATGAAACAGGTGAAGTATTCGATTCGTTTATGAAAATCTCAGAAAGAGATGATTATCTAAAAACAAATCCCAATTTTTCACCAGTATTGACTGCACCAAACATCGTTTCAGGTGTATCAACATCAACTCAAAATAGAGTACCAGATGGTTTCAAGGAGGTTCTATCAAAAGTAGCCGAAGCGCATCCTACAAGTCACGTAGCAGATAAACATGGAAAGAAATCTATCAAACAAGTAAAAAACGAACAAATTGTGAAGAAACACGTCCAGAAAATTACTGGCGTAAAAATTTAATTCGTAATGGGAACATGTTTCACTAACCCGAGGGACTCCCGCAAAAGTGGGCGTCCCTCTTTATCTTCCAAAAACGGAGAAAAAATGGCAATAAGTAAAAAGAAAATCCTAACAGGTAATGCCGAGGATGCCGCCACAATCAATGTACAGGCCTCACAGAGGTTAAAAATTCGCATTGATGATTTAAAGACATTTCAGCCTTTAACAGATAATCAAAAAATATTCTTTGATGCTTATAAACGTGGAGATTATTTTGTAGCTCTTCATGGTGTTGCAGGTACAGGTAAAACTTTCTGTGCATTATATAAAGCGCTTGAAGAAGTTTTAGATAAAAATAATCCGTTTAATAAAATAATTATCGTTCGTTCAGCTGTCCAATCTCGTGAAATGGGCCATTTGCCTGGTGACGTTGATGAAAAAATGGAGATTTATCAACAACCTTATGTTCAAATCTGTGATACATTATTTGGACGCCGTGATGCGTACCAGCGCCTAAGTGAACAACATCACATTGAATTCATTTCAACATCGTTCATTCGTGGTATGAGTTTTGATGATGCTATCATTATTGTGGACGAAATGCAAAACTTAACCTTTGAAGAAATCGATACAGTTATGACTCGTGTTGGTTACCGTTCAAAGATTATTTGGTGTGGTGACTATCGCCAGACCGATTTGAATAAAAAGAAAAATGACATGAGTGGTATTTTGAAATTCTTTGACATTGCACACCACATGGGTGCTTTTACAAGAGTTGAATTTACACCTGATGATATTGTGCGTTCTTCTCTCGTGAAGGACTACATTTTAGCTAAACTACAGTATGAGGATAACATTGCGTAATTTTGAATTTGTGAAATTGGAATCTCTGGCGTTCGATTTGAATGCCGAGACTTCCGCATCGGGTAGAGTATATGCAACACCAACCGGTGAAAAGTATCCTTCTATAACTACTGTTTTGTCTTCCTTTAATAAGAAGGCTTTGTTTGAATGGCGTAAACGTGTTGGCGAAGAAGAAGCAAATCGTATTGCAGCCAAGGCTTCTCGCAGAGGTACCAAGTTACATACAGTTTGTGAAAACTATTTGATGGGTGAATTGTCTGGTATGAAAATGCAGACTATGATGCCTGATACCAAAGAGTTGTTTATGCAGCTTCGACCATACATTGATGAAAATGTTGGTAAAGTTTATGGTCTAGAACAAGCTCTTTATTCTCATAAACTCCGTCTTGCAGGTCGTTGTGATTGTATTGCAGAGTGGGATGGTAAATTGTCCATCATTGATTATAAATCTGCTTCACGGGAGAAAAGCGAAGAAGGTATTTTAAATTACTTTATGCAATGTAGTGCTTATGCCGAGATGTTTGAAGAAGTGACGGGAATGCCGATTGACCAAATTGTGGTTGCTATTGCTGTTGAAGATGGTTTGCCACAAATATTTACAAAATCAAAAACCGCATATATAGAACCATTGAATGAGTATATCGGCAAATATTGGAATAAAGCTTGACATATCTCACAAAATCAAGTATAATATTTGATATTGCTGTATGAAGCAAAGAGAAAAGTGTTCTGGACGGGGGTGCGAATCCCCCCAGGTCCACCATAAGAGCATATTGTGTTTTTATGATGGGCCTGACCTAGATTCGACAGGGCAACAAGTAAATTAGTGGACAGCACGGGAATGTGAAACCCGTAGGGTTGGGGGAACTCGGCCGCAGAAGCAAAAAAAGTAAACGCAAACGACTCACAGTTCGCATTAGCAGCCTAAACGCCGCTTAGGGTTTCGGATGGTTTCCTCGTAACAGAATAACCATCCACTAATTTTATGGAGTTATAATGAAAGTTTACATCAGTAATTACCGCCATCACTGGCTTTCACCTTACCACATCTTAAAGTTTGTGTGTTTTTGGGAGAAAGATGATAGCATCTTTTATAACCTTGAAGATAAACCTGATGCACCGTATGAAAAATGGGTTAATCGATTACAACCCATTTGTGAGTTTGGCCAAAAAGTTATGGATATAATTCATCCTAAAATCGACTATGTGAAGATTGACCGATGGGATACTTGGTCTATGGATCACACTCTTGGCCAAATTGCTTTGCCAATGCTCAAGCAATTACAAGCAAGTAAACACGGCGCACCTTTCGTTGATGATGAGGATGTACCAGAAGAATTGAAATCTACTTCAGCACCTCCAAAAGAAAATGAATATGATACTGATGCAAATCATTTCAAACGTTGGGATTGGGTAATGAATGAAATGATTTTTGCATTTGAACACCATATTAATAAAGAGTGGGAAGAAGCATATCGTTCAGGTGAAATAGATTGGAAAAGTGAAGCTTGCGAATGGGACGAAAACGGCAAAGCAAAAATGTTTAAAATGGTTGATGGTCCCAAAAATACCTATGAATGTGATTATGAAGGTATGAAAGTTGTTGAAGACCGCATCAAAAACGGTTTTAGACTTTTTGGTAAATATTATCAAGCACTTTGGGATTAAATTTACTATTGCCTTTTATCAGACATTGGTGATTATAAATAGAAAGTCAGCAACACACAAAGCGCTGACATTTTACACAACACACACAGGAGATTTATATGTCTAACATGACACCGTTCGAAATTCGCCTAGAACTTTTAAAAATGGCGAAAGATATGCTCAATGACGATTATTACGGCCGCAGAGAGATTATATCAAACAGTTGGGCTGTCGCTTGCGAACAGGCCCGCATCAAAGGCGAAACACCGCCACTACATCCGGAGTATCCGGCATATCCATCGGAAAATGAGATTATCATCAAGGCCAAAACCTTGAATGATTTTGTGTCTAACATTTCTACCGAGCAACCAAAGACTAATAGCAAAAAGTCTGCCTGATGGATCGGGAGGTTGCTCTGCGACCTCCCTTAACAAAAAGGAGAAAATATGCGAAAATATTTCGTATCAATCAGCATCATTCTTTGTTTAGCAATGATGACTATCGCAGTTGTAGAGGCAAACCAGATTAAATATTTCTTGCCAAGTAATATTCAATTTTACTCATTGACAAAACCAATGCAGAAACAAGTTGAATGTTTGGCCGAAAATATTTACTTTGAAGCAGGACATGAATCTAAAAATGGCCAAATAGCTGTGGCCTTAGTTACACTAAACAGATTATCTTCAGGCAACTACGCTAATGATATTTGTGGTGTAGTTAATCAGAAAACACAAGGCACATGCCAGTTTTCTTGGGTTTGTATGTCAAACTTTACCGATAAACGCTTGACAATTAAGAACACTCCATTGTATAATGAGGTTCGTAAGATAGCAATGAACGTTGTTTTTAACTATGCCAACCTATCAGACATTACAAAAGGTGCGACTTATTATCACGCTGATTATGTAAATCCAGGTTGGAAATTGCCGAAGACAACACAGATTGGCGCTCATATCTTTTATAAGAGAGAGTCAGATTTAAAAACTATGACAAAGGAAATCAAACTATGAATGAAACCAAATCAACAGATGTTAACGTAATTACAGCAATCATTTCAGTAAGTCTTGTACTAATTACTGCTATTGGAAGTATTGGCTACTACAACATTCAAGACCGAACTTTGATGGCAAGTAACATTGAATCTGCTATTGCTAAAGGTGTGGATCCACTATCTGTACGTTGTTCATATGTAAATGGTGGTGATACAGTTTGTGTTGCTTATGCAGCTTCTCACAACCCATCAGCCTTTACGAACACTAAAAAGTAATTAAAGGAATTATATTATGTCAGTCCAACAAATCGCAGTTAATACATTATCAAATCCGGCGGACCGTGAAAAACTTTTAAAAGTAATTCATGAATGTTCCGATTCTATGACTCGTGCTGAAGCCGAGAAAGATTATATCCGTGAATCAATTACGGAAATCAGTAAAGTTCTACAATTACCAAAACGATTAGTTGCTCGTATGGTTAAAGTGTATCATAAACAAAATTATGATGAAGAAGTAGCAACACATGACCAATTTGAAACTCTTTATGAAACGGTGGTGAAATAATGCCTAAATTTACTCTTATCTCAGAACATGATGATTCTAGCCGCACAACGGTAGAGTTTGAACGTGACTTTCTTCCTGATGTGATAATGCAAATGGACATGTTCCTACGTGGCACAGGATTCGTTTACAACGGAACTTTGGCCATTGAAGAATTTGAAGACTATACAAATGATGAAGAATCTGATGAATGTGAAAGTGATTCAAATCAAAAATCCTATTCTTTCAAGGACCAAGATGGCACAGTAAACACTATAACAATTACTGGTGCTGGACCTAGCAAATGTTATATTTGTGGATTAACCGATGAGCAACTAGGCCATAATGCTTGTTTTGACCAAAAATGCCCTAAACGACCTGCTGTATATACAATGGCAGGAAAACTATAATGCCAACTAAAGATGAGATGAAAAAGTTTGCGTTTGCTATCGATTCTATGGTAGCTAACACAACTTACACATATCTTGAAGCTATCATTGAGTATTGTAAAACCACAGGCTTAGAGATTGAAGTAGCAGCGTCCTTAATTAACCACAATCTGAAAAGTAAGATTGAAGGACAAGCTATGGAAAATAATATGTTGAAAGAGAAAAGTTCGAAGTTACCAATATGAGCATTACAGGTTACGAAGCATTTGGCATGTATCAAGCAATCAAATTGCATTTTACTACCGATTCATACGACTTTATGAAGTATGGCGGTAAGAGTAAAATCTCCATTGATGCGTTTGATAATCGTAAAGACAAATACCACTTTCACAAATTATCTCGCAGGTTAACAAGTCAAGATGAATTGGTTATGTTTCTTGTGGCTAATTTTATTCATAATGATACAATTTGGGTTGGTGACTTGTTAACTGAAGAATCTGAAACCATATACAGGCAACGTCAAAGAGTTTTACAAAGTATGTCTTACATTTTTGAAAACGATTGTCGCAAGATATTTGATGGTGTCTCTAACCCTAATGAGGTCTTGCAAAGTGACGATGGAGACTATCCTAGACTGTTGAAGATGACTCTACAGAAGGTTACAGAGATTGAAACCTTGTGTGTTCTTAATAACATTCTAGGGTTCTTGCCTCTTTGGAATCGTAAGATTGCCGATACTGTCCGATGGCCTCAGTACTCCAGAAAAGTGACCAAGTATGCCGCATTTTTACCTAAAGATGTAGTAAAATACAAGTTGATTTTGAAAAAGGTGTTGAATGAAAATGAAAACGTTGTATCTTGATATGGATGGTGTTCTTTGCTTCTTTGAGAAGCGCTACAAAGAACTGTTTGTTTCCATGGGAGAAAGAAGCCAAAAAGATTTTAATAAAAATTGGCCATCGTTCATTCAAGGTAAAAACTTTGAAACGCTTGAAAAGTTTCCTGGTTGTGATAAACTCTTGGCATTTGTTAAAGACTTACAAGACAACCATGAAATAAAAGTTGAAATTCTTTCCTCGTCAGGAGGTGAGAAATTTCATAGTGAAGTAACCGCTCAGAAAATTAAGTGGTTATGTGATAACGGTATTACATTCAAAGCAAACATTGTACCAGGTAGTGGCAAAAAGGCTGCGCTTGCTACACCTGATGCTGTTTTGGTTGACGATACCGACTATGTGATAGATGCCTACGTTAAAGCCGGCGGCATCGGCATCCTTCATACGGATGCGGACGAAACAATTGCAAAATTAAAGTCCATGCTTTAGAAACACTAAATACATTTATATAATGTAATCTGTGGATAATCCGTTTATACTTAACATACTCCGTTTATACGAAAAGGAAATAATATGAGTTCATTTGCTAATCTCAAGCGTAACAAAAGTTCGTTTGACAAACTCACAAAGGCTGTTCAAGCCACATCTGCACCTGCTGAAGCAGGATCCAAAGACGACACACGATTCTGGCAACCAGAAGTAGATAAATCTGGTAATGGCATGGCCATCATCCGATTCCTACCAGCACCCTCAATTGATGGTGATGACGCTTTGCCTTGGGTTCGTGTTTTCAACCACGGTTTTCAGGGACCTGGCGGTTGGTTGATTGACAACTGCCTTACAACACTCAATCAAGCGTGTCCTGTTTGCGAACACAATTCTACTTTGTGGAATTCTGGTATTGAAGCAAACAAGGAAATCGTTCGTAAGCAAAAACGTAAGTTGTCTTACTATGCTAACGTTCTGATTATTTCTGACCCTAAGCATCCAGAAAACGAAGGTCAAATCAAACTATTCAAGTTTGGTAAAAAGATTTTCGATAAGATTTCTGAAGCAATGAATCCTGAGTTCGCTGATGAAAGTCCAGTTAACCCATTTGATTTCTGGGAAGGTGCTAACTTCAAGTTGAAGATTCGTAATGTTGAAGGCTATCGTAACTATGATAAGTCTGAGTTTGATTCTCCACAACCATTGTTTGGTGGAGATGATGAGAAGTTGGAAGAATTGTGGAAGAAAGAGTACTCTCTGAAGGACTTTACTGAAGCAAAACACTTCAAACCTTATGACCAGTTGAAAGGTCGCCTTGATAAGATTCTTGGTTTTGAAGGCGGCGCAATCAAAACTAAAGGCGCTGCAGATGAAGAAGAAAGTAATTTCTCGTCTGGTTATGCTGCTAAAGCTGCTGATGAGGTATTGAGTAAATCTTCTTCTGTTGCGGAAGATGATGACCTTGATTTCTTCAAGTCACTTGCTGAAGACAATCGTTAATCGATAGTCGCCTTTGCAAAGAATTCCCCGCCTTGTGCGGGGTTTTTTATACCGCCACTCTTTCAACAAGTAACTTCATTAATTCACTATCAACAATACTTGGTGTCGTTGTAGACCTTTGACCGCCATTACCAGCATTTTGCATATTATTGTTAGTTGTTGGTGCATTAATAATAACAGGCGTTTGCATTTGTGTTCTCATTGTATCTGCAAGTGAAGTGGACGCAGAAGCAATCTGAGTAGCAGGTCTAGATGGTGTAGATGCCACAGTTGCAGGTGATGAAGACATTGTTGAAGGTGTTGAACCTGATGCTAATATTGGTGCTGGAGAATCTCCGCCGCCACCAAGAGCAACTTTATTATAACTGCCTTGATTTTTGCCAGCGTCTGACCAAGTTGCAAGGGCTTGACTGACAGGTTGATTGCCAAATTTTCTAGTCCATAAATCACGTTGAGCATCCCAGCCTGCTTGCATTGTTGGAAATTTAACAAACGTCAAACCATTATATGTACCACCAGGAACGCCTCCGAATTTTGCTTGCGCTTCTGTTACTTTTCCGCCAGGAGCTATAATATTACCTGGATTATTATGTGAGTGTTGAATAGAAGTGGGTTTGTTCCAACCTTCAGCGATTGCTTGATTCATTAAAAGTGAATCTTGTTCTTGCCTACTCATCTGATTGAATGTTTTACCACCAGATAAAGAACCACCGGAAGAACTGCTTGAAGAACTTGGTCCAGAAGGTGATGATGTTGGTGTTGGAGAAGTTCCTTGTGGCGCAGTTGTTTTAGAACCGGAACTTCCTTGCACCGCAGTTGGTGGCGGTGAAGTTGGAGTTTCTGTCACAAGTGCCGATGTTGGTGTTGGTGTTGAAGATACGTTATTTAATTTATCTTCTTTTTCCAATTCATCAAGTATTCCATTTTCGCCAAAAATAGCTTCGTAAATACTATAAGCGTCATAAGCTAGAGAAGCAAGACTTACTAAAGCAACAGCAGTTCCAATTCCCGGTACTGTTAAACCACCAATAAAAGCTGCAGCTTTTATTGCAATACTTTGACCCAATCTTAAAGCTAGTTTACCATATAGTTTTCCTATCCACCCTTTAGATTGAGCTTTTACTGCAAAGTCCATAAACTTTTTAAGCATTTCACCTTTTGGTAAATCTTTAGCACTTGTAAATTTTCCAGAAGCATCTGTAAATCTTTTAGCTGAGGTATTATATCCTTGAACTTTAGATCCTGTTGACATTCCAGATACAGCTTGGCCAACTGCATATGCTGATCCTGCAGCACCAACAGCACTAACGCCAACTGTTAATGCTGCGTCTTTAATATTAGATTTACTTTGTTCTAATGCTTGTATATTTGATAAATCATTTTCAGTTGGTTCTCTGCCATTTTTCTCAATAAATTTTTTCGTAGCAGCTTCATTTGCTGTTTGTATTTCTTCTTCGGTTAATTCTTCTGGTTTTTTATTAAACAAACTTAAAGCGAATGGTGCTGCCATTGCAGTAAGTGCTAAGGCTGCGCCGAATTTGCCGCCACCTTTATTGGGACCTTTATTAGGACCTTTACTGCCAACTGGGCCTGTTGTTGCAGGACCTCCGCCGGCCATACCAATTCTACCAGCAGCTTGCAACACAGCTGTAGTTAATGTTGCTATCGCAGCTTTGAACGCAACAAATCCTGCAATAACAGCTGCAATAGCTCCGCCAATAGTAAGATTTACTTCACCAAAAGGTGTATCAAATAATGTTTTTAATTTTATACTTAAAAACTCACCGATTGTAGAGATGATTGAACCTATGGCTGTTCTAATTGATTTTTGAACATCTTCGTTTTGGAAGCTCTCTTTAATAACTTCGAATGTATTGCTTACACCATTAAAAAATTTAGTTAGTACCAAAGAAATAAAATCTTTAACTTTTTGTCTAACTTCGTCATTTTCTAAAAGTTGGCCAATAATACCAGTAAGTAAAAGACCTTTAAATACTGTTGGTAAAAAATCTAAAATAGAATCAAATATTCCTTTTTTCTTTTCTTCAGGAACCTGTTTCACATTTGTTGGCGTTGTTGGCGTGGCAATTTTTGAATTTGCTATCTTTGTTTCATAAATAGATTCACGCTCAGCCGATGTTTGGAAAAAACGGTCGGCTTTATCTCTCTGAGTGCCTCCAGAAAGTTTAACCAATTTAACAATTCCTTGACGCATAACATTCATATCACGCATTATAGCAGGAAGAGCCATCGTGTTTTTACCAACTATATCCAATTTTGACGATACCTGTGATAACTGTTGGACAACCTCAGTATTGTCCATTGAGACTATGGTCTTTTCAGTTTCTGGTTTTGCTTGTTTAGGTATTTTTAAATTTTCACCAGCCTTAAAACCTTTTACATTCGGAAAAAGAGCATTTAGCGTTCCTCCTTTTTTAAACAAAGAATTTCGATAGTCTATCTTTTCTCTAATTGTGTCGAAAGCAGAAGACCCCAAAGAGCTTATAAGTCCTTTGCCGCTTTGTCTTTGTTTTTTAAGAACGTCTTTAAATGCCATTTTTATCTCTTTTTAGTTGCGTTTGCCAGCTTTATTTTTTCATTTTCTTCTTCAATATATTTAATCAACATACTTACGTAAATTGATTTTTCCCATGGAATCATTTCGTTTAGTTCACTTAGACTGTACTTGTGGTGTTGCATCAATGCAAAGTTAGTCTCATAATGATTCCTCAAATTATCATGGCCAAGAGTTATACGAAAAAATTTTGAAGTCCCTCTACAACAATATTTTCTTTATATCCACATTTGCCGCAATTAAAATCAACTTCTTTTTTAATTTTTGGCATAGACTCAAAAAATGCTTGAACTCTATTAAATTGCTCTCTTGACATACTATCTACAAAATCAGATAATTCTTCATCAGTCAAATCTTTTCTATAGTACATAGAGTCAGCATCGTAAATGTAATCGATACAAGAAGCAACAATTTTTAAAACTTTATCAATCTCAGATAATTTCTCATCTCCAAGATTTTTCATGGAATTAAAACTAGGGTACTTCATAACAATACCGAGGTCCTTAGATAATTCAATTTTATTTGAATGATTTGGTGGAATCTCAGGTTTAATTTCTAAAATGTTTAAATCAAACTTAACCACATGGTTACAGGTCTTTTCTTCACCTTGTTCGTCTTTGACTTTATTATTACACTTATATTGCAATTCAACCACTTCACCAACAGACCTTGCTCGAAGGTTTAAGAAGAAAAACTCCAAATCTGCAATTGGCAAAGAGTTTACGTCAATGTCATCTAAACAACAATTATTAACAATCTGCTTAACGGAATCTAAAATTGTTGTTTCTTCCATAGACTCTAAAGCCATGAGAAGCAATTTTTCTTCCTTAACTAGAAACGGTCGGAATCTTACGTTTTTCTTTGTAAGTGGTAAATCTACCGTATGAATCGGCACATCAAGTTTAGGCAAAGCCATATATTATCTCCATAAATTAAAAATTAAATCACTCTATTGAATAGTGTAGCAATAGGTGAAGCAGCGGTCGTAGTTGCACCACTAACGAAATTGGTGAATTTTGTTCCAAACAAAGCTAAACCAGCTGCAACTAAATCATAATTACCGTCATACAATGTACGATACTTCTGATAAGCAAACTGAACAGTTAAACGATGGAATCCTTCTTCACCCCAAGAAACCGGTTGTGCTGAGATACTGATAGGAAAAGCATCCATCAATTCTACAGCATAAATTTGTCTGATAAATTCATCGTACTGAACTACTTTAATATTAGTTAGGTAACGTGAATTTCTGCCTTTAGGAAAACGTAAGTTATTCGTGTCTGTAGGCATAATAGCTTCTAACCACTTATCGAATAGTTTTCTTTCAAAGAATTCATTAGTGCATAGAAACGTTAAATTAGTTTCATTGTATTGTGTTTGGTAAGGTACTTTAAAACCTGGACCATAAATTTTTGCATCAGCGGTAATAATAGATTTACCTGGCAATTCTGCTGACTCACATTGTAAAGCCAAGTAACGTGATATAGACGGATTGTCACTTCTTGATTGTGGGTCTGAGTTATTACTAAACGCATCTCGCACAGCTTGAGTAATTTCTGAAACGATTGTATTGGGTAAATTAAGTAAAGATTCAATAATTGAGTTGCCTATAAACTCATTGATGTAAGTTGGAATAGGTAACACCACTTCAAAGCGGTTGCTTTTAGCTAACCCTTCTTTTGCATTAATGTTTGACAAGAATAACTGTGGTGAAAATGACATTAGAATTTTTTCCTAGAATCTGAATATACTTTACTTGTTGACGCACCAACAAAAGATTCCATTGGCAATAAAGCGGCAATGTCCCATTCGTCAGCGGTAATTTCTAAAAACCTAGAACCTACTTGAGAGAACAAATACCTTTTAATACAAGGTTGATGTTCAAACAATTTTGATGATGAAGCTAATAAACTATAACTCAATCTAAGTTTTGTAGTCTTGTCGTATTTGTCGTTATTGGCAAAGTCACTAAGTTTATCCAAAAGAATGATACGTTGCTTTGGGTGAATGTAATGTAGATTCAACCCTAAAAAACCGTCTGAGTACTGTTCAATTGGTAGAACCAATGGGAACCTGTCGTAATATGGCAACTTATCCTTCGTTTTCGGATCATACGAATAAAAATACATACGACCTATAATGGTACTATCTCTTAAACGTTTTCGGTCTGCCAACAATGCTTGTCTTGTGGGGTTCAAGTTGTTTATTTTAGCACGCAGCCATGCTCGTGCCGCATTGGTACGGATGTTTAAACCCTCTTTAGCAAGGGAAGTCTTGATACGTTCGATTAAGTAAGCCATGTCTCTATTTATTCATTATTTAAGCAATAGCTGAACATTGCCTTGGTTTTCACTCATTTGAAGCATAAGTATTGGTGTCCGGTTTGATGATAATCTAATGGATACCAAGATGCTTTTCTGTTAGTACTTGGAAGACCCATCCTCTATCTTTACAGAACTCCTCAGCGGCTTTCCATTTAGACTGATTCACTACGTAGGTCATAGATTCTTCTATGAACCTTTTAGTCTTTTTCTTTTGAGTCGGTTGCTTTGTCTGATACTCTGGTTTAACCTCTATTACGTGGGTCATAACTTTGCCGTCACGTTTCTTTATTTTTACAATAAAGTCGGGGAAATAACGATGAATCTTATTGTCCACAGGACTGTAATATTTAATTACCAATTCCTCGGAAGACCAATAAACCACGTTCTCACTTAAATCTAGCCAATTCATAACCTGTCTCTCCCATGTGGAACGCCAGATGATGTTTGAAACGTCACCTGCATATTTTTGTGGGTTTTTCGGTATAAATCTTCCTTTATATGACATAAATAGTATTTAGTTTACATACAGGAACCAACATGGCTCTATTTTCATTCGGCGATATTAAGTTTAAAACACCAAGTAGAAGCGGCTTTGGCGCAACTGGTGCGTTACTTAACAACCCATATCAATCAAATCTATTAAAATATCCAGCTGATTTGGGTGCCACGGATAAAGGCCATTATCTGGTCATTCACATCAATGAACAGAAAAAATCCAGATTTGCAATGAACTCCAATACTGGAGATTTGCCTACTGTTGCAACTAGACAGGCCTACGGAGTTTCCACTACAGGTTCAAATGCTATTGACCTTTTAAACGGTTCTCAAAGTATCGCTAATAGATTGTCGGGCGGCGCAGTAGATAATTTTTTCAACGATATAACAAACAAACTGTCGTCTTTTGGAATTTCTACTAATTTTGGCGACTACGGTGTTACCGCAACTAGAGAAAGTTTTAGTACAGATTTCTTACGTACTATACAAAGAACTGCTGACACAATTGCTTTATACATGCCAGATACTTTAGCATTTAACTATCATCAATCATATAGCGATATTACTTTAGGCGGAGACATGACGGCCGCTGCAATCGCCGGTGGTTCTAGTATTGTTGATGCTATTAATCAAAATCCTGGTGATATTAAGGGTGCTTCAACACAAGGTCTACAAAACTTATCACCCTTTGTATTGAGCGTTTTAGGCCAACAAAATAAACAATTAAATGCTGGTATTATTGCTGCTACGCAAATGGTACAAAACCCAATGTTGGAATTGTTGTACACATCACCAAAATTCAGAAGTTTTCAATTTGACTTTATGTTTTATCCTCGTGATGAACGAGAAGCAATTGAAGTTCAGAAAATTTTAGACAAATTAAGATTTCATCAAGCTCCTGAAATTGCTGAAAATACAAAGTCATTCTTCTTAGTACCGCCGTCAGAATTTGATATTAAATTTTACTATAATGGTAAAGAGAATCCTAACATTCCAAAAATCTCCACTTGTGTTTTGGAAACTATCTCAGTAGACTATGCGCCAAATGGTTTCTCTGCTTACGAAGTCCAGAATGAACCTTATCCAAGTCTTGGTCGAACAGGTATGCCTGTTGCAATTCGTTTGAGTCTTCAGTTTAAAGAAACCGAATATCTCACAAAACAACATTATCGTGGTGTTACAGTTTCATCATCTGCTGACGGTAGTAGCACAGAATTGAGAACAGAAGCAGAGATTCAGGCTAGTGCTGACCTTGGCGATTTTAACGGTTAATAAAATGGCAAATTACTTTTCAAAATTCCCAAAACTTTACCATAGTTTTGACGGCTTTAATACTTCACAGTATATTACAAACCTACTTACACGTTTTACATTTGAGCAAAGCTTTAAAACAAATACTGCTGCTTTCTATGAGTACGATATTCGTGAGGGTGATACTCCAGAAATTATAGCTTCAAAGATTTATAACTCACCTGAAAGACATTGGATTGTTCTTTTAATGAACGATATGGTTGATCCATTTTTTGATTGGCCTTTGCCGTATGAAACTTTGACTAGATTTGTGGATGCAAAATATTTGGATAATGCTGTATCAAATACCGCAGGCCAAGGCCTTATTTGGTCAAAATCAAACATATATGGTTATTATCGTGTGGAGAAACAAAAACTGCCTAATGGTTCTGTATACGTACAAAAATATCAAGTAGATGCCAACACGTATGCGAATACCACAATTTCTTTAAATAACTCTATTACATTGGCGGATAACGTTGTTGTTGTTTTTGACACTACAAAAGAAACTCAAACCTATTATGATTATGAGTTGGCAGTAAATGAAGGTAAACGAAGAATTAAATTACTAAAACCAGAACTTGTTGAATCGCTTGAGGAAGAACTTGGTAAATTGTTATGAATTATAATATAACGGCCGAACAAAGCACAAAGTTTGTTATTAAACAGTTGTATGTAATTGCACCTGATAATAGCAGATACGACCTGAGTAGTGTTTATCAGGAATTAAATCTGTTCGACAATTTATTCATGCCTTGTGTTTCTGGTAACATTCAGGTTACTGATGCTGTAGACTTTGGTGGCAAATTACAATTGTTTAAAGGTAATAGAAAACTAAAAATTGTAATTGACAAAAGTAATGAGTATGTTCCTGGTTTAAGATATGAAAAAGAGTTTATCATTTATAAACACACAAATCTTAAAAACTTGAACATGTCTTCTAAAACATACACTTTACATTTTGTGTCTGAAGAATTTTTACTATCGATGCAAAAGAAAATAAGCCAAAACTATGTTGGAAGATATTCTGACATAGCTGCAACTATATTAATTGATGAACTAAAAGTGCCAGAATCTGCTCCAAAAAATGGTCTAGGCGGACTAGGAACAATTTATCCATCAAATGGTCCACAAAATATTATTATACCTGCTCTAACACCTTTTGATGCTATAAATTGGGTTTCAAAAAGAACAGTATCAACTTATAGTAATGATGGTGGTGATCCTGATTATGTGTTCTTTGAAACCGCTCAAGAGGGATATAGTTTTGCTCCTTTAAAATATTTTATGGATAGACCAACAAGTTTTTCTATAAATTTTAATCCAAAAAATTTAAGTGACAATCTTTCTCAAGAATTTACTGGCGCAAGAGATATGAAAGTGTTGTCTAATTTTAGTTTACTAGATACAGTAAAAGATGGTGTTTATGCTGGTAAGTTTGTTGGATTTGACACATTAACAAAAACATTTAAAATAACAAGTGTGAAAACAGTTTTTGAAAAAGGCAGCAAACAAAATAACCTTGCTGATGGATTAAATAAAGAAGGTTCAAAGTATTCTGAAATGGATGATTCTAGGGTTGTTGTATATCCTTTTGCTGCTCCTAGATTGACCGATTCTTACATACAAGAAAATTCGGCAGAAGAAGTTAACTTTGCTGATAATACACAAGATTATATTTTTCAACGTAAAGCTATCTTTTCAAATTTAATGCAAAGACGCTTGCAGTTGATGATGCCTGGAAATTTTGCTCTATTTTCAGGTAGTACCGTTGAAGTTACCGTTCCTAAATATGCTATTGATGATGGTCGAGGAACTAGGGATGCTTCTTTGTCTGGTAAATATATAATTACTGGTACTAGACATGTAATCAGAGCAGACAAACATGAAACTTTAATCGAAGTTGCAACTGACAATATAGAAAATTAATATGATTTCAAAAGATTTTTATGGTAAAAACGGCTTTGTTTGGTGGACTGGCATTGTTGAAAATGATGAAGACCCACTCATGCTTGGCTCAGTACAAGTTAGAATTATTGGTATTCATAGTGAAGATAAGAATTTAGTTCCTACTGAGAGTCTTCCTTGGGCTCAAACAGTTCAACCAGCAAATTCTTCTGGTACTGCTTCTGCACCACGACCTGGTGATTGGGTCGTAGGATTTTTTCAAGACGGAGACTATGCACAAATTCCAGTAGTTTTAGGTGTGTATAGTGGTGTTGAAAGTGCTCAGTCTCAAACAATATACCGAGAAATTGTTGTTAAACGTGGCGCAAATAATGTTCCAAAACCATCACAGTTTGACCGTGCAGTAGGTGAACCAACATCACCTCGCATGGCTCGAGGTGTTATGCAAGGCACATTAACAAACTCAACAAATAATTTATTATCCAGTGCTTGCGATATTAAAGGACAAATTGCAGTTGGAATTGCTTGGGCTAAATTAAAAAATAGTGAAGCTCTTAAAGCTGTTAAAGAATTTATTCAAGAATATTTAATATCATTGGCAGATCCAACAGGTGTGGTAACTCCTATTATAGAAACTTTAAAATGGATTGCATCTAAAATAAGATATGTTATTAAACTTTTAAAACCTGTTATAGATTTTGCTAACAGAGTTGCTCAAATTGCAGCCGTTGCAAGAGCAATATTAGATTATATTTTGAGTTTGCCTAACAGACTTCAAAAATTTTTGAAAAATTGTTTATCAAAAGTTATTGGTGGTATCGGCGCTATTATTAGTGAATTGTTTTCTACTGCTGGTTTAGGCGGCGGCGACTTTACTGAATTAAAAGACGCTTTCAATGATACTGTGAAAGCATTTAAAGAGGGTGCAGTTGCTGTTGGAACTATTGTTGCCATGCCTGGTAAAATAGCAGAATCATTTTTAAATCCTCCTAATGCTGCAGCTCAAAAAGAAGCAAATGCTTTCATAACAGATTTAGTTAGTTCAAATACTAAAAACGCTGAAAATATTTTTAACCAAACAACTACCCGTCAATCGTCAGCGAGAACTCCTTAAATTATGGCAAATATACCTGACTTTGGTCCAATATTCGAACCCGAATCGGCCGCTAATGAGGATAACCAACCTCAATATCCTTACAATAGAGTAACTCAAACTCCTTCTGGTCATTCTTTTGAATTAGATGATACTCCAGATAGAGAGCGTATCCGACTAATGCACCGCACTGGCACGTTTATAGAAATGCACCCTAATGGTGATGAAGTTCATAAAGTGTATGGTGACGGATTTGAAATCACAGTAAGCAACAAATATGTTATTGTTCATGGTGAGTGTAAGGTTGTAATTGAAGGTGATTCTAGCGTTCATGTAAAAGGCAACAAATATGAACGTATTGATGGAGATTATTCAGCAGTTGTTAATGGAAATTATAGTGTTCAGGTTGAAAAAGAACTTAGTATGACTGGCAAAGAAGTTGCTGAATTTGCTTCCGGTGTTGGCGGCTCTGCTGGTGAAGGTGGAGATTTATATTTGAATGTTGGAGGTAACCTACATATTAATGGTGGTCTTGATGTAGAAGGTTCAATTCGTTGTGGTAATGTTTTATCTACCGGCCGTGTTGATGCTGCTCTTGGTATGAGCGCAGGACCGTTTGGATTTGTTTCTATTTTTGGAGGTTTATCTATTGGTGTTCCAGTAGCAATTCCAGGAACTATTTCTTGCATTGGCATAGTTAATGCGGGTATTATGGTTAATACTCCGCTTGTAGAGTGTTTAATATCTGATGCAATTTTTATGACAGATAATGTAAATACATCACTTCACAATTGTCACTTTCACATTGGCTTCAAAGGTCCTACGGGCCCGCCAATTCCAGGAATGATTTAAGGATATATTATGGATTCATTTAATGATTTTTTAAATAAAAACCAGCCATCTAACAACAAAAATCAAAAATTTGTTGATAGCTCTCCAACATCTAGCGTTTTTGCCAGATTAGGTTATGATTTTACACCATCTAATCCTGAGATTTTGTTGTTATCTCCGGCAGCTTTAAAGCATCTAAACTCAATGCCAAAATTTCTGCAAGATTGGCAAGCTGAAGACATGCGTAATGGAGTAGTTAACAATAATAACTATTTTAAAAATCCACTTCAGAACATAACAATAACTATCATCAATAATCTTGAAGCTATTCGTAATGCTATTCCTACACATGTGGTTTATCCAGACCCCGAGTTTGGTTATGGCCGATACAACCGTCAAGGGCAACTTGAAGCTTATACTGTTGTGGATGTTCCCGCATTAGAACCGATATATGAATCAGCAAATGTAGCTATAGCTGAAGCTACAAATTTTATTAATCATACTAATAGATTATCCAATACTGTTGAATTTAAACCTGAAGATGCAGAACTACCACATTTTGATGCAGCTATGGCGGTTGGAAAACAATTGTTATACGTTGTCAATCAAACTGATGGTATTGAAAATACTTCTCCTATTCTTGGATCATTTACAAGTCTTTTTGTTGAAACGGAAATGACTAATTATAATAATATGATAGCTCCATATTCTACTTTGATTGCTAATAGTATTACAGTAACAACTACATTTGAAGGCGGTGGTGAGGGCGGCAGTTGGGTAACAACAAAAACTTCAAATTTAGCTTCTAGCGTTATAACAACAATGACCAATACTGTAGACAGTTTAAAAGTGTTTATAGAAAGAAGACGAAAACACGATGAAAGTTTTTGGAAGAAAGCACAAGTTATTGTTGAAGAATATAATAAACTAAAACGTGTTAGTTCAGGCGGTGAAACACAAGAAAATTTAATTGATAATTATATTGGTTCAGACTCTCTTAAAGCAAAACGCCTAATTAAAGATGTTCCTACAACACCACGATATAATGTAGATGTATCATATAACGGTACAATTACATACAACTCATTAGTTCCTAATGTAGCATCATATGTAATTCCTACTATTGAAGTTAGAACAACACCAATTACTTCCACAATTACATATGTTTCTGAGTTACCAGTTCCTGGTGAAGTTGTTGGTGATGAATATTATGTAACTACAACCGGCGAAACATGGCGTTGGAATGGTACAACATGGATACTCATTTCTCAGGTTGATCCAAACTCACCAATTGTTACACTCGAAGACTATATTAATTATTACAGTAACAACACACTCCATTTAACTTTCAATGGATATGATTTAAATTTAACTCCTGGCGCATTGATATTTAACACCGTTAATGGTGTGTTGGCTACTAATGCTTCTATAACCATAACAAACACAAGTGATAAAGCTTACATTTTCTCTGATGTTATTGCAACAAACTTCCTTGATGTTGAGATGCAATATTCTTTTAGTAATGTAACATCAAATACGATTCCTGTTGGAAATTCTGCTACATTTATGGTATCACTAAAAAGTATGTCGGAAGCAAATACTGTGGATTACGGTGTTATTACTATTGTACCAGGTATTGATATTCAGACAAAACTTATTAGTAACACAGCATCTTATGGTATTTTATTGCCTAGTCGAATCACACAAAATGTAGGTTCCTCAACAACTAGATTGCCAATAAATGTTAACGTTGGCCCATATCCACTTTTAGATGCTAATTCTTCCTCACCCGATTTATGGACTTGGAGAAATGACTCAATAGACCCTGTTACAATTTCTTCAATAACGAATATTACCGAAGCTAACAGTACCGATGATATGACTATTACGTTCTATCAGGCAACTACGCCGAACACTATCAACGTTAACGGCAGTGTTCTTTGGTATGCCAACGTAAACGCACACGTAGAGTTCCCCAATACTGCTACCTATCGTGTCAGTACCACCGATGGTCAACAAAGAATTCTAACGATTGGAGTCGATCCTGGTAACGTGGACGACAGTAATCTATACAATGAGATTATCAACACCAACCCCGACATTGTGGTAACTAATAACTACTTCAGTATTAGGGTCTATGGCGGCAAAGCAAATACAATTGTTAATTATTCTGGACCTAACGTTAATGGTACAAGATACTTAAATGCTAATGGTTACGCTATTGTAGCAAATAACAGAATCACCTCAAACGGCACTTATACGTATGTGTTTGATTTTGTTGGAACCGGCCATAGAAGAACGATTACCAAGGCAATCTTCTCTTAAAACTAACATAAATAAGACATGGCCAGCACAACACTAAACGCTACAAGAGAATACAAAGATTTGGATTTGAACTTTTTGGTTCATCCGGTTCGCAAGGATATTAATAAAACTACCAATCAAATGGCAGTTATTAATTCTATTAAAAATATCATTCTCACCAGTCATTATGAAAAACCATTTAATCCCGATTTTGGCT